TCATCGACGAATTGCACCTGCTAATCCAAATACACCGCTTACCACGGCCCATGTATCACGTTGCCTTTTAAGGCGCTGTTCTGTTCGTTTGTTGCGTTTGATTTGTTCTGTCAATTCTTCTAATGATGTCGAGGCTTCGTTCAATTTCGCTTCTTGCGCTGTCAAGAGATTGGAGGCTTTCGTTAATTCTCGCCCCTGTTTCTCGTTGATTGCTTTGAGCGTGTTCAATTCCTTCGTCCGTTCTTCGTTGATAATCTTCAATTCTGTTAATGCTGTTCCCTGCGTCGCGGTTAAGCTGTTGGCTTGTTGCAATGCTTTCTCGGAGTTGTTGATTGAGCTTTCGGCTTGCATCAAGCGCCCTTTGAGTTCGTTCCAACTGCTCACGGGTACGCTGATAGTCGGCTCTTGTGTCGAGGTACCCTCCGATGAGGCTGCATGCGAAACCGATGAGAAGAACGCTAAGCACACCAAGAATAACGCGCTTAAGAGTAAACGCAGATATAATTTTGTTCTTGATAGTTTCATACATAATTACTCCTTCCTAAATATTACTACCCCACTGAGCGCCCCACCATCGAGCGGTGCCCCGTAACCAGTCACCTCCGCTCCATCGTTCGTCACCTTCATGAACCACTAAGAGGTCCCATCGGTCAACGTTGGAGTCTGGGCCGTAAGTATTATTAGGGTATCCCGTCGGATCTAAATAATAGAGGTCGAGGCCGTCCCGATTATCGGCCGCCTCGGCGTGTGTCATTTGATGTTGTATGTCAAGTGGTACACCAGCGTTAATAGTGAGCACGGCCATAATTTGTGTCATTGTGGCCAACTGTTCTTTTGTTGGCGGTTCGCTACCTAAGTTATTTTCACTAACAGCATCCCAACATGCTTCAATGGCTACCCCTACCGCGTTACTGTTACGCATGTAAGTGTGTTCTTTATAATCGGTTAAGGCCTCCATATCGGTCCACATCATGCCATCTCGGTCAATGTTAATATGGTAATCCTTGAAGTGCTTACCACCTTTTACGCCGGTCCAATGGTAGTATGCCTTTTCAATTTTGCCGTACGCGTCTAGCGCTAAGGACTGCAACTCGTCCATTGTAATTTGTCTAAACATTTATTTCCCCCTCTCGTCATGGTTAACATCATCTGCTAATTGTTGTATGCCAGGTCTGTTCGTAGGCAACGTATTAGGCTCCTCTAACTTATCTGGTATCCCGTTATGGTTCTTATCGATGAACATGCCACAAAGCCCTACAATTGACATAAGCACCGATGGAACGAATATGTGGTCAATGATAAGAATACCCTTATCGATAAGTTGATTTGCTTCAGGTGACACATAACCTCTAATCGTTGATAGCACATACTGGGCAACGACTAATATCATAGGTACTAGCATGACGAGGACTAGTGCCCTCGTTGCTAATACTCCAGTTGGCCGTATGCCAGCTATTCGAATGGACTGATATGACCGCTTGATGCGGTTAATGATAGCTAACTTATCCATTACCCCTCCATGCTCTGATAATTTCTAGTACACCTTGGAACACCTTTCCAAAGTCGACGAGGTCATCTTCAACCATTTCACGTAAATTCTCGATAATTGACCAACATTCGGAGAAGAACGGAATCAGCATGAATAGGAATGAGAAGATATGGTCCATGAATAGTTCAGTATTTGGAATAGGGATATCCGGTAGGGATTCAAACACTACCGATAAGACCATCCACGCGGGGTACTGGACGCATAATTTCTTTAGTAAATCGGATCGCAACCGTTCACTCATCAGGTACCTACGTTTCAGCCCTGTAGTAGCATCAACATATCCGCCCTTTCCCCATCCATACCATGCGAGCGTTGTAAGTAATGTTATAGGCGTATTGCTCCTGTGATTATCCTTGTTATACCTAAGCACCTCCGTCGTAATGCGTTGCGCTGCGTCAATGAATAGCAGTACGGTTGTTAATATGATGATAACGCCCATACTGACAATATGCTCATGTGACACACCGCTAATCAGCATTACTAAAATGTCGTTCAATATATCCATTCACTCCCCCTAAGTGTGATAGTTACATAATAGGAACACATGCAAGGCTTTGAGTACAAACGAATCCGTCAACGTCCGCCAAGCCTCGCCCATGAAATCAGTTAATTCTTGCATGTGTCCCCCCTTTTGGTTTGATTAATTATAAATGACCCCACTCGCTCTCTGTTGCAACGTACCGATGTTCACTGCTTGACCAACTATATTCGGAGCTATCAAAGTGCGTCATATTTGTACCCTGTTGCAACGTACCGATGTTCACTGCTTGACCAACTAAAGATGTATTAGGTTTCAAAAAGATAAGTTCTGGGTTAGTAACATATATAGGTTTGTTACCTAAATTTAATATGCTGTTATTACCGATAGTGCCGAGATGTAAACTTTTAGCCTTATTAGTATTGATTGTGATAGTATCCACTTTATCAAATGTCCATTTGCCCATGAATACAAACGGATTATATTCACTTCCATTATAGTTAGATACGTTCACGATTAGACGCTTGCCATATAGCGCATATTTAGCACCGTTTTGCTCATAAGTATCATCAGGCGTACCATCATTATCTGTAACGCCCGATACTGTAACTGTACTAACCTCCCTATCGATTAAGTCATAATACTTCAATGTAATATCGCCTTCACCGAATGCAGCAATAGGCAATTCCAAGCCTTTCGTTTCAAATACATGCTTATCGCCACCATTTACACTGACTTTAAAATGAAGTTGACCTTGTACAGCTAAAGTAGTTTGTCCTTTTAACGGTTGCAGGTAGGTTAATGGATCATAATCGTCCGCTGGAATCAAGCCGTCTAATCGTTCAAGCAGTGTAGATAATATTGTGTCAATATCAGCATTTTCTAAATATATATTTTTTCGTTTAAAAAATTCCGCTGACTTTTCAGCTGTGGCACTTGTGCCGTCCTTGCCTTTTAACGATTTTAGCCACTCAGCATATGTACCTTGAAATCCGTTTAATTGAGCGATATTAAACGCACTTGCGCCGTCTCGTCCGTCCTCACCCTTATCACCTTTAGGGCCTTTTAACGCTTGCAACTGTTCTGGTGTGAAATCTGCATAGGTGAATGGGTCGCCCTTTGGACCAGGGTCACCTTGCGGACCTTGCAATCCTTTCAAGCTATCAAGCCATTCCTGTTCAGTACCTCTGAATCCATGAGCCACCGCAATAGCGTAGGCGCTTTTACCTAAACCCTCGATAAGTGGAATTGTGGTTTCCTTATCGAGTTTTAAAATTAATTCATTACTTTCCATACAAAGTACCTCCTTACTTGTGCATTGAAATATCTGGAACGATGGTGACTGTCCCCTGTCCTAACTTTATCCACTTATGTTCATTGTAGATAAACGCGTCATACAGGTAATCACCACCCTTTAATTGGGCATTAGCGGAATCCTTTCCGCTAATGAAGAACCCTACCTGCTTAGACTGTACCACAGGAGTTAACTCTAATTTCATATCATCATACGGCCGTTTACGAATTTTGCAGACGGCCTCGTATTGACTTAGGTCCATATCGGAGCCAGGTGGCACGACGTAAGTCATTCCAAAGTCCTGTCCTGCGTACAATGTGATATCTTGTTCAATCATATAGGCCTCCTTCAAGTATCAAATTATGATTTCCTAAGGTTACTTACGTCGGCAACTAGCAACCTTAGGCGCGAATCAACGCCAGCATCTGCTAATGCATCTTTGGCCGTTATATCTGTTTGCCATGTAGCTCCTAGGGTCAATACGTTTCCGCCTTTGATAGATACGCCATAGCCAAGGTATTCCGCTGAATACACGCCGTCCGATGGGCCAAAAGGAGATGGGGGGGAGTTGAGCAAGCAAACTGCAATAGACTGAACATTGTATGAACGAGACAATATATCATTACCAAACTTTAGATAACGATCATCCTGTGGGTCTTGCCAAGGCTTACAGTCATTTATATCAATATCGATATAATCTAATATGCGCAAAGCAGGATAATCTGAATCAAATAACGTTTGCCCCTGTTCATTAAATACCTGCAATCCTGCTCGAATCTTGCCCGTAGAATTAGTATCCCGAGCTGTATAGTTATCAAATAAATAACAATCAACACCCGACGATTCTGGCGATAATGCTTGAGGATGTGCATGCATTCTATAATGCGGGTATACCATACACACTTGACGCGCATATGCTGAGGCGATAACACAATCTTCATTAATAGGTTTAATAAAGTTCAAATACATTCTTCCGCTATCATCAGCCGCAACACGGGTGTTGAAAAATAGGCTAACAACTCTTGGCACGACGCTGTGCAATTTAAAATTTCTGTACTCATCGTTAATGATGATTTGATTTTTGTCATTGTTGACTTCGAGATAAGTTGCGCTCATATTAGTATTCTCCTATAAACAATACAATCGCCAACGTATCATTATCAAAGAAATGGTTATTAATCCGTGTATATTCCCAGTACACCGTATCTTGATTAATCCAAGTTTTGATAAATTTCGTTGTTGGGAAGTTCCCCTTATAAGAAACGGATACAAAAGGAATGACGTATATAGTTGTATCCTTTTGTTTACCTATTACTTTTGCTGACCCAGTCCACGATGTGCAAGGGACGCACATTAACGAACGAGTCAACCTCGCATCAGTAGACAGTATTTTTTCTCCGTATTCGTTATATATTTCAATCCCCTGTGGCATTTTATGTTTTCTCCTTATTATTAGTAGTACTGCAACCGCCATCGCTAATAGTAGCAGAATTAAGATTATTAGAATTATCATCTAAACACCCCTAACCTCACTCTCAGTACATTGTTATCATCAAATACCTGGATTAAGTTATCAGATATCTCAACACGAGCACCACTCGTCTTGGTACGGAGCGTACCAATCGTTGCCGTGATAGCATCTAAGCTATCCACCTTTAACTTATCAGCGGTAACACTATCCGCTTGTAGCTTGTCACTACTGATGGATAAGGCTTGTATCTTATCCGCACTCACCGAGTTAGCTTGGAGCATGCCATTTGTGATGATGTTGTTATCGAACAGTGCTTGGCCGGTTACGTGTAATATCTTGCCATCGATTCGAGTACCTTCAGGGGATAAGTTAATCCGGCTAACAATATCCTTACCGTTCATACTACCGATAGCATGCGTCACACGAAGGTCAATGCCATTGGATAGTGTAGTAATTTGACCAGATAGGTTCTTATTAAGGTCAGATACCTTTTGGGTAATACCCTTATCAAGTTGAACTAATTTAGATGCAAACCCATTAACGGAGGTTTTCATCGTTCCAACTTCAGAACTCATCGCTTGGATTGATTCGTCCATAGCTTTTAGCCCTAATGCTTCCGCATCAAGTAGGCTCTTATCGACTCTATCCTTAATAGTGACCGACTTCTCAGCGACTAAGCTACTACCGAACACATCGACATATTCACACTGCACACGATAGACACCGGCTTTGTTGGAGTACGAGAGCATGCTAGACGTAGTCTCTAAATCATCCGTACGATCATCACCGATTACGTGGCAACGGATAACATATGCCTGTGGGGGCTTCGCCCCAAAGTACAAGCTGAACCCTCCGAGTTGGTCCTTGACCTCAAACGTAGGCGCCTCTAACTGTGGCAAGTTGTACGAATACGTTGCCGGAGTGGAGTACTTACCAAGCGTACTTCGTGCGTACAAGTACACCGTGCCACTTCGTTTCGTAAGCGGTAAATTAGCTGAGGTACCTTTCACCTTCGCAAGTAATGAGTTGGTGTCCTTTCCAGGGTCATTATCTGTGCGTAGTTCGTAGTAGTCTACGTCAGCGTTAAGAACATCATTCCATGATGCGGTGGCGTGGTCCTTAAACGATACAGTAAAGTTCCTAGGCATGTCTGGTACTTCGTCCATAGCCTTGACTACTACATCAACTACCTGTGCGGTATCAGAGCGATTACCGAACCTATCCACGGCTACGGCCTTAACTTCGTACTCTTCACCAGGGCCCAAAGCTTTGATGATGACCTGACTGTTACTACTGCCCGCGTACTGCCAATCTTGACCGGTAACCGCTTGGCCGTTCTTAGATTTGAGTTTGTACCATACTTCCGCACTATCGAAATTGCCAGGGTTAGCCGGTGGCTCGAACATCACTTGAAGGTCATAGTACACGCTCTTATCTGCAGTTAGGTTATATCGACTAATGACATGTAGGTTCTGCACATCGCCAGGCGCTTGCATCTTAGGAATCACGATTTCCTTAGTAACCCCTGTGGTGAGTTGCCCTAAATCGTTAATCGCTTGCACCCTAACCTCGTAAGTAGCGCCTAATAGTACATCGGATATCTCCGTGCTATTAGGTGATGCGGGGAAGTTCCCCACGTATTTCCAGGTATCACTTTTAGCGTTCCGATAGTTAACTACTACGTTGGTTATCTTGCCATCACGAGGCAGTTGCCAGCGGACGGCGATTCGTGAGTACATAATGCCATTCGCACCGTATACATCACTTACGAGGCCCATATCCTCTATATCGCTACCAACTTCAGACTTATAGTCGATAACAGGAACAGTGCCATCATCGCTCGTATACACTTCAGGATAGTATTCCATACACTGTATTTTACGAGTAAGGTCTGTACCGCCTTCCGTGATAGCTAGCACCCTAAATGGTTTAGCTGCTTTGGTTAATTCGCCAAATGCGTACACACTGCCAGGCTCGACTGCAATCGTTTCCTTAACCGTTACGTTACGGCCAATCACGCTTAGTACTGTGAACGTAGTCACCGCATCGGTAGCATTGTTACGGATCAGTAGTTGGTACTGCTTGCCAGGTAGTGTCGATACTTCCTTATCAAGTGTGATAGTAGTACCTGTAACAGCTACTACCCGACCGCCTTCGCCCCATTCAGGTACGTCATGTTGAATAAGAATAATATCCCCTATCGTACATGCTATGGCATCGGTGAAAGCTTCGATAGATACAGTACGCACCTCGTACTTGTTGCATCGTAGGTAGTGCTTACCATGGTTGAACGCCTGGTCTAGGCTAGTACATCCCATGAGCTCAATTTGTGCAGGGTTGGTAAGTGTATCCGATTCATCGTAGGTGTCACCATACACGGGAATAACATCGCGCTCGTAGTCCTTATCCTTATTAAGGAAGGATATTTCCACGGAGTTGGCACGGCTTTGGATTCCTTGGAACTCCTCGGAGAAGCTACCTTGCTTAACGTTGGCCACCGTGAATAACTGCACCGGTGTTGACTTATAGTCACTAACACAGGTGAATCTAGTTCCCTGTGGAATAACTTTACCTCGCCCTACGTTTTCCGGATATTTGAGCGCATCCCATAACCGACTAGCACTATCGTAGATATAGTTGAACGTGAATCCGTTCTTATCGCAGTTATTGGCCCAAGCCTTAAATGCATCGTAGTCCATTCGTCCATGAGGTTGGCCAAACACGACGTATTCGTCACCAAACTTACGAGCCATATGAAGTAGATCATACGCCGCCCATGCCGGGTTATCCGCGCGTTGGACTTCGTACTTTTGTTGATATGGATTGAACACATACACGGCGGAGCGTTCTTGTATCCAGGATACTTCAGGGTCAGAGCCGTTAAGTTGAGATGTGGCCAAAGCTTTAATGCCGATAAGCGCTTTACCTGGATGTACGAAGTCATCATATATAATCTGCGTTAACTGGTTCCAGTACACCTTATTGTTGTATCGAATGGTACTGCCATCCTTACTGGAACAGCGAACACGGACTTCATATTGTGCCTTATCGAGGTTATCAAATCGGTACACTCGATAGAATGCGGTGTTAGTAGCCTCTGTAACCTTGCCCCTATAATCGCCTTCCGCGATTTCCGCATCAGACTTTTGACGAGTAAAGGACCATCCGTCTCCGGATTTCTTAACGAAGGCTTGCATACCCTTTTTGTTGGATAGCGGTAACTTATGCCACTCCTCGTCCTCCCCAACTTTCCGGATTTCAGCATCAAGAGTAACCGATGTAGCATCCATACCGCCTGTATCATTGGAGTAATACAAGCCATTAGGGAAGCTGATAGTTAACTCGATAGCATTGCATGCGTCACCTTGTACACGTTGCGTACTCCACCCGGTTTTAAGCTCATAGTTGAGTACTTGGTCTGCGTAGTTATCGTTAAAGTTAGGGATAACAGTTTGGTCATTGGTACCTAATCGAATATCTACTTGCACATCCTGGTAGTTACTAATAGGGTTAGCATTGATACGGATATCCTCGATTTTGGATAACTCGCCTTCACCGGCGCAATATAAGAGGTTGAGGTACTGCTTTTCGCCATCACTGATAATGTGACGAGATAAGAGGAGCCCAGCGCTCTTCATACGGCCGTACGTAACGGCTAGAGGGTACCCTTGACCGGTTACAGTCTTAGCGCCGCCCCATCCATACGTGTTAGCTTGTGCTGAGTCCGTATGAGACCGGTCAGCCTTTGGCTGGGTTAACTTATTAACGAGCATATTGCCGATCATACCAATGGCCATGGAGAGTACTGTGCGCCATATTAGACTTTGGATACCAAATATCGCACCACTTGCGATACCACCTGTGGCGATACTAAGACCTATGGTTAAGATAATTCCAAAGAACTTACCATCAATCTGTGGCATGGCCACGATATAATCGCCATCGTTCACGATAGTATCGAGTGTAGCTTCTTGGCCATTAATGGAGTATACCCAGTCGCCATCTTGTTTAGCGTAAAAGCTTAATGGCATGTTTGCCTTATAGGGGCGGTATTGTGTTTCATGCTGATCCGGTTTAAACGGATTCCTTACTAGCACTACATTAATCATCGGCTACTCCTTTCTATCGTATATATGTTTAAGCCTAGGAACGTATTTAGAGATGTGTTCGATACATACACCGCTTGGTTTAGTAGCGTGAATGAATCGACCATCACCTAAATACACGCCTACATGGTCAAGTTCCTTACCTTTAAGAGAAAAGACCAGAACACTGCCCTCCGTAGGTTCCTTAACCTCTTGCCACTCGTCCATAGGAATATCTGTGTAGTTAGGAAGTGTAACACCGTTACGGCGATACACCTCGGCCACTACATCCCAACATTTAAGCTCCTCAAATGGAGTGCCAAGCATATCAGACATATCACTTGTTAGATGCATACAGACCTCCCTGTGGAATCGTTGGCTCGCCTCCGAATCGAACGCTATTACCTAGTGCCCGACATCGTGACAAAGTCTTATTACACTCGGTCTCGGTGCCCTTGTATCCGCACTGAACACCTTTGAATTTGAACGGACAAAAATCCTTCATGATGCGGACTAAGGGGAACCGACGAGTAAAGCTAAAATCCGTACCTAGTGTGAACTCCATCCATTCAGCATTAGCAACGGAGCCTGTAATAACGAAGTGTTCTTCTACTTCGCACACATTCGGTACATTTGTATTTATTACGCGGACAATGACATTCGCACCCGTGAACCCTTGATTATCCTCCGCCAGGCGTTGGATAGTCCGCGTCACATTGGACACGGACAATTTAACATTTGGAAGGTCAGTCGAGTTATGGTTGACGTCCGCTAATTTAAACGGAAACGCGATGTACTTGTTCCCTTGAAAGGTAATATCCTCAGTGTTATACACGAGCCGGACGATATCGCCTTTGTATTCGATATCAAGGAGCATGAGCCATACACCTGTGGCGTCTATTTTGTTTTTCTCCAAGATAGAAGCTGTTGAAAGTGTTAACATATTATGCCTCCTGTAATTTCACGGTGCCAACCCATATGCCGTAGTCATTCGCTGCGAAGTCTAACTGATCACTGAATCGTACCTTGATAGTTTCCTTCGTTTCAGGGTTCGTCCAGTCGAATACTGTCGAGCAGTTGACTTCGTCGAAGAACGCTCTTAGCCGTAAGTACTCGGAGGTGGGCACCTTATAATTCACGTTATATGACCGTAAGGCCTTAGTAGTCTTACGGCGACTAATAATCGTCATATTCTCCACTTGGCCCTTATAGGTCATATCCGGTGTAGTTTCTTGAATTGGATATATTGGATATCTAATATTTGGAAATGTTGCCATGATTAACCTGCGGCTGCTTTAATTGCATCCCGCGCACCTCCTTTATTATTTGTTACGGCCTTAACCATTACATCGATGATGTAATTTTCCCCATCAAATCTCGAGCTTTGTTGCTCAGATTCAAGGGCTTGGCCAGATTGGTTGATGATGTTAACAGTAACGTTATTCCCCTGATTACCACCTAGCATCTTACGAGTTTGACTAGCGTTATAGATACGATGGGAAGCGTTGAATTGAAGGAGCTCCGGACCGTTTTCACCGACCAATGTCATACCTGTAGGCGCTACCCCGCCGGATGCGAACTTAGAGAACCCTCGACTACTGAACGCTGAACTAAAGGACCTACCGCTCGAGAATGTACGAGCACCTCCGCCAATATTCCCTATGCCTCCAGCCAATCCGCCGAATAAGCCTTGTAGCTTCGGTTGTAGGTATTGTTGGAAGGATAGGTTCACCATCATCTTGATAATGCTATTCGTCATATCCTTGAATATGCTAATAAGCCCTTTACTGAAGGACTTCGTACCCGTGGCCATAGCCTCGAGATTACTTGTCCAGGTGGAGTTGATATTGCTCATCGTACTGTCAAATGTCGACTTCGCAAGGTCAGCGTAGTTCACTGTTTCCTCTTGATATTGACGCGCTGCTTCCTTCAATCGAGATTTCAAGTTACGCCCTGCCATCTCCCATAGCTTTTGTTGGGCCTCAACTAGATTCTTCTCAATCTGTAGACGTTGCGTAGCCGTCATCTGTGCATTAGCTAGCTCGTCCTTGGAATAGTCGATGTAGGCTTGCAGTTGTTCCGCTAAAATGGCATCGGACTGGTCCTGTGTAAGGTGACCAAGTTTCACCAGGTTGGACTGATGATCTAAGGCCTCCGATGTTTGCGTATAGGCAAGCTCTCTGATTTTCTGTTCAGTATCAGCTACGAGTTTCAATCGTTCCGATTCTGCCTTCTTCTCAGCAAGTTTCTTGTCCCCTACGGCCTTGGTATACTCACGAACGTTATCCTCAATCTGAGCCTTTTGCGCATCGGACTCAGTCTTGATAAGTTGGAGTCTGTCCCCTGTACGTTCAAGGTCAAGTTTCGTAATATCCTCATTCATCTTACGAACGCGGATAGTTTGATTACGCTCCGCCTCAGCAAGTTTCTTTTGATATACTTCTTCGTTCTTGGCCCTTGCCTCGGCCACTAGGTTGGAGTTGGCCAACGCTTGCGCGTTAGCGTTCTTAAGGGCATCGTTAGAAGCCGATACGCTTGCAGATGTGCCTACCAATTTAGCAGTATCTACATACCCGGTAACAGCCCCGAAATCACCTTCAACGGACTGCTTAGCGACTACCCCTGTGCTAGAATTAGCACCAGTGTATCCGCCGTTGCCATCAGAGATTACGATGTGATTATCTCCAAGGACTACGACGCCATCGCCTGCTTGAGGTGTGTATCCATCTCCCGCCGGATGCCATGCTCCCGCAGCGGCTGCCGCGTCCATAATGGAAGGAACATAACGGGGTACGTCCTTTCCGAAGGTCTCCTTAACAGAATCCGCAAATAGCTTGCCACAGTCCGTAGCCCAAGTACCATCGGCGCCTAGTGAGTAGGCCTTGCCAAGTTGAGCATTAGCTGCAGCTAATACGCCGGAGGCTTCACCGCTACCACCACCTACGCTGTTAAGCCCCGCTGCGGAACGAATAATATCTCGAATGTTCTTATTGTTCGATTCATATTGGTTCTTAGCGTTGAGCTTATCGATTTCATACTGACTACCGTCAATCTCTAACGATTGGAGTGTTAGGCTTCGAATCATGTCGTTAAGACGTTCCACGGAGCTAGCTAATTTTTCGGCCGCTTGTTCTGCTTTCTTAGCTGCAGCTTCTTGAGCCTTCGCCGCTTTGCCAGCTTCCTCATTAGCCTTATTAATGGCTTCGTTATTTGATAAGCCGTTCTTAGCGTTCTCAATTTCCTGGTCTAACTTGGCCTGTTCTTCTTCAGCTTTTTTCTTCGCCGCATCAGCCTCTTCTTTGGCTTTCATCGCAGCGTCAATTTGAGCACCTTCCTCCTTAGTGGCTAGGCGGTCATTCTTAATAAGTCCGAAGAAGGAACTATCCTCAACCCAATACCGGCCGTCGTGGTTCGCCATGTAGGCTTCGCTTGTACCCTTATCGGAGTTTAGATTCCGATGGGCCTTCATTCCATTGACTTCAACACCAAGGTCAGTACCTTTGGTGCGCTCCTTGTAGCGGTAGTCAAGCAATGCTTTACCCGCCAACGCAATAGCACTGGCCAAGGCTACCCAAGGACCTGCAGCCGCTAATGTAGCAAGTCTCATGAATTTCAATGCAGTCGTTACGGACTGAATTACAGTAACAGCGATGCCAGCCTCAAAACTAAATTTCACTACCCCCGAGATAGCTTCCTTTTGTTCGGTGGCCATGCTACTATAGGACTTCGTTAAGTCGATAGCCCATTGCGTGTAGTCCATAATCACTGGCAATAACTCTTGACCAATCATGATGGCCAAACGTTTGCCGGTCTGTTCCATGTCCTTTAATTGGCGATTGAACTGCGCCGATTTCTTAGCCGCTTCATCGTCAATAATAAGTCCCATAGCACGTGCCCGGTCCTCGACTTGCTTCATCGCCTCTGCAGACATATTCAACATGCCGTGGAGTTGGTACCCGGTTTTACCAAATAATTCCATTTCGACGCGTGTTTTTTCCGCGCCGTCCTTCATGCCTCGTAGGCGTTCTTGGATAATCTGGAATACTTCAAGCGTGTTCTTCCCTTGAATCTGATCAATACTAATCCCTAACCGGCTGAACATATCGGTCGCAAGCTTCCCCTCTGCGGAGGCTGTTTGCATTTTATCTTGTGCGTTGGATACCGCCTTCGCAAACTTGGCAAACGCAGTAGTGCTTACGTCAGTAGCTATGCCCATATAGTCAGCCACAGAGATAAAGGTGCTAGCTTGCTCAGCCGTGGCACCTGTTAAGGCCTGCATTTTCTTAACGGATAAATTCCAGTCGAGTGCCTCTTTGGCAAGCTTTGACCCTAGACCGGTGATACCTGCACCTGCTCCAATGGTCAACATTTCTGTTTTTAATTTTGCTAGCTCTGCAACTGTACCCTTAGAGGCGGCTGCGATTTTCTCTAAACCGGCTTGCGTATTCTTATCGGTCAGTTGCACTACGATATCTACTACGTTATTCGACATCCTTATTCATCGCCTCCATTTCTAATCCCTCTAGTATCCACATGAGATTGAATAACATCGGGCCCAGGTTGATATTATTCATTTCCGCAACTGTGCGGATGGCCGGATAATCAAATCCTGCTAGCCCTCCTGTGTGATATATGCGTTGACTGCGTGATAGGGTATACAGTTTCATAGCCAATTTTGTACCAAATAATAGGTGCGGAGGATTGTATTCACACTCCGAACAGTCGAAGGACTGCCGGGTGGCGGATTGTAACTCCCTACACCCTTGGCAATACTTCGGACGGTCAGAGGACATCCACCCCCACACCTCTTTTAGTTTTTTTCCGTTGCATCTTGTACCTGAAATGTAGTTGTGATAACCTTACCTGCAAAGTCCATAGCTTCTTTATCAGATACAGTATTAAGGTCCTCATCACTGAGGCCATATACATCCATCAAGATGAACCGCATAATGTCACGACTACGAATGATACCTGCTAGCTGATCATCTTCTTCGACTGGACAATATACGAAGTCCAATCCTGCTTTAATCAACATTTCACGTTCAGACCATGTGAGGGCTCTTGCTTTTAGTTCCTTACCTTGAATCTTCATAGTTACCTCCTATTAATACGCTGCTTGCGTATTAGTTAATTCGAATAGCACGGCGGATTCTTCAGAATCATCACCGTAGTATGCTTTAAATGGCAATTCGATGTTAACTCCTTTAGGGCCGTCAATACCTGGGGAATTACGTTCGTAAATCAATTCAGGTAATTTGATAACCAAGGAGTTAGCACCTTTGGTAAGTGTCAATTCAAGGCTAGATTCTGTACCATTTACGGCTTTGTTCAATAGGTCCATGTTTTGGAAGAACGCTTTCAATGTGCCAGATACACCGACAATACCTGTATCGATATAGGTACGGAACCCCTTATTACCGATAGCGTAGGAATCACCATCCAAGCCGAAATCAATGTTAAGGCTTAGGGACAATACGTTAGCAACTGTCACGCCACCTTCTTTGATTGTGGCTTCAAGGTTTTCAAACGGCGTAAATGCAATTTGAGTAGGTGCTGTATCAAATGGCACTGCCGCCATGGTTTCCTTACATCCCATTACGTCGATAGTGGCTGTTAACTCGGAGTCACCACCAAAGTTAAGCGCCATCTTATTCATGCGAACACCACTAAATTGTTGATATGTGCTGATATCCTTATAGCCTTGCTCGAATGTAGCGGATGGCATATCCGGACCGATTTTGAACACATGCTTATGCGCGTAGCCTGCGCCAGCTGTAGAAGTTGGAGCCCCGAAAGCGAGTTTCAACCAATATCCGAAACCGATTACATCGACTGGAGGTGTAATACTACCGGATGCATCGATGTTACCACGGCTAGGTGCCGCAGGATTACGTGTACCACGAATTACATTAGAATCATTTAGATTTTGACTTGCTTTTAAAGAGGAACTAATGATTGGCATAACCACGCCACCGGTGGACGGTGTAACACCAAAGTCAGTTTCAAAAGCCATTGTTAATTTGGATTGTGCGCCTTGCGCACGTTTAGCTACTGCCATGTTATCCTCCTATTAATATTCAACGTGACCGCCGATTATATGCGGTATTTCTATTGTGAATGTGGCCTTTCCTGGATACACAGGGCGCCACGATACATTATCCGTTTCATAGTCAATGTTAATGACTGGATAATTAGGGTTGACGGCCATAATACATTCAATGAGTAGCTGGCCAAGTTCATCGGTTTCAAAGGCCCCTGTATAGGTAATGACACGGCCATTACGTTCTGCTTCCTTCCGACGTACGCCCCATACGAGTTGAAGCGTATACGAATAGGAATCCGCAAGCCCTTCGGACTTACTATCCATGAGGACGATAACGCAGGGGCAATCCTCCTCGAGGGGAGCCCCTGCATCGTCATACCCTACAAATATAGATAGGTCCTTGCCGTACTTCGCCTTACAGAACTCATTGATATGATCATTATCCTTAATAGCCTCAACCCAACGATTCGCAATCACTGCGAGTGGAATTGTTTGCATAGCTACCTCACTTTGTATACTCGATTACTGGAGCCCCACGAGGTGTTACCGAGTGCGTACTCCCCGATTTTCTTTTCAAGAAACGGTACGAGTTTAGGTTGAAGGGCGTTGCGCATCGGCCCGAAGGTTTCACGAGGTTTAATGGTGAAAGTGGTTTTCCCCTTGGCCAACTGGAACCCATGCGCGAATAATTTCTTACGCATGTTTTCCGTAATTTCCTTGGTGTAGCCCTTCTCTATCTGTTCCCCTAATTTTTTAGCTGAATTAGATAGCCATCCCACTTTGACCGATTCAGACTTAGCGTCGTACTGGTACCCTACGGCTCGGTACATCTTACCAAGAGGAGTATATCCAACTGTGCCGGCTTTTACACCACCCGCGATAAGTTCATCACGAGACTTATGCGTCCAGCCTTCGCGGTCAGCCTTACCGCCTTTTCTGTAGGCTCTTCTAACTTTAGCGCCGAATGCTGCTTCGAGTTGTGCCCTCATAGCCGGTGGCATGAAACTGGCGTATTTCTTACCGCCTGGCGCTCCAGATTTGATGCCCTCCTTGATAGCCTTAGACATCATGAACCCCATCGACTTCATCGCCTTACGCATCCAATCGGGTTTCGTTTTAGCGATAAATTCGAGATACGGTGTGGCTCCATCATTAATGGTGATAGGCTCATTACTCATGGTCTCACCGTCCTTACGTTGGCCACGATTTCTAGGCAGTGCATCTTATCATCGCTATCGGAGATATGATCAACATACCACTTCTTGCCGTGGATGTAGATTTCATCCTTCGTCTTAGGGAGCGGTATATCTTTGGTTCGTATCCATATCTTAGCCTTATCAGCTAATCCGGTTACGAATCCAGAACCCTTGCCATCGTACTCACCGATTTCCACGCTCGCCTTGATGCTCTTACCTTCATATGTGATTTTCTCACCAAATGCCCCCAGGAGGACGTTTTCATCGTATGTATACATATTTGTACCTCATAGGCTTAACGGGGGCATGTGGCCCCCGTTATCCTCATAATATAGCTATTGACTATGCGCCAACTTTGACAGCTTGTACCAGCATAACAGTAACAGTATCTTGTGTAGCAGTTTTAGGTGCTACTGCGATACCCAATGGTTTACCACCTGTTTTAACAGCTTTATCTGTCAAGAAGTTAACTACATCGCCGACTTCAAAAGTATCAGTTTTATTAGCTGTTACTTTGAATACGCCGGCTACTTTAATGGCGCCTACTTCACCGACTTTTAAATCTGTGATAGCCACACCGTGAAGTGCGCCTGCTTCTACGATATTACCGGCTTTGACTTCTGCAGTTGCAGTAATGTCAATACGGTCAGTTTCTTGTACAAATTGTGTCATCATATATCGTTACCCCCTAATTATTTACCTGCGTTTTTATACAATCCACGGAAGTCAAGTGCACGTACGCCTACGTCCAATGCAACTTTATATTCGATACCATCTACATCGAAGCCTTGACGAGTTTCTAAGCGAGGAGCTTCTACACCGTTCAAGAATGTAGTTTCAATAGTATCGTGTTGAGTTGCATCCGCTACTAAGTACCATGCATCTGGGTCAGTGATTTCTGCATCAGCGATAACAGTGAATCGACCTTTGTATGGGTTAACCACACCGGAGTTAACACCTGCCACGTCTGCAGTGGAGTTCATGAGTTGGTATGCTGCCATTTCAAGTTCAGGTGGAACGATTAAGTATTTAGGTGTGATATTAAGCGTAGCCGTACCTTGGATACCCTTTTGACGGCGCATAGCAGTTACTGCTTTAGCAATAGCTTTTACAGACAATGCTTCACCTGTGGATGCAACGTTACCGTGTTTGCTGTTAAACAATGCAACGCCATCATCCATCACTACGTCACCTGTCAATTGTGCGTACACCATTTTATTAACCAAGCGTTTAGCCGCGGATCCGAAACGAGTTGCGATAGCGGAGAACATACCAAGGTCATCGTTGATGATAGCTTGACGAGTTAAGCTAAACAATTTGCCGTAAGTAGCCACTTTAGTACGCGCGGAAGCTTCCTTGAATGTCATAGCTTTGAATTGGCTACCTTCTGGAACTAATTCCAAGTCGCCTGCTTCAGACAACGCTACGCGTGTAGCTTCTTTGAAGTCGCGGTTGGAGCCTTTACCCGCCCATAATTGGTACGTAGTTTCTGCTTCGTTAAAGCCGTTCATTACGGATTTATTTGCCAAGTTAGACATGATAGCAGGGAATGTGGATGTGGAGTTAATAGCTTCACGAGCCAATTCCAAATTATCGCCAAAGTTAGCACGAAGGCCTTCACGTTGTAATGCTTCACGTGCCAATTCAACTAAGGAATGTGCACGTAATTCGTTAGCACCTGGTGCCGGTTCAGCTACTTGAATACCTGCCGCCATTAATACTGCATCTTGTGCAGCTGCACGGAATTTATCGGATTCAGATTCGCCCATTTTCACGGACACGCCTGCGTTACGTGCACGCAATTGGTCCATAACCATTGCACGTGCTTCGTCAACGGATTTGCCCAATACGATTGCTTCGTCTGCGCCTTCAACATCGAAGTCGCGGAACATAGCAGTAATTTCAGAAGTACGTTTACGTTCTTCTTCCATAGCTTTCGCCAATTCATCTTTTGTGATACCGCCTTCAACTGGAGCGGATTTCACTTCTGGAGTTTCAGTCAATTTTTCTTGTTCATCCATACCTTTATTTTCCTCCTGTGTCTCAATACTTGTATGAATTTGAATATCATCTGCACTGCGACCTACGCCGACCGTAGGGTCTGCAGGTACGGATACAATGCTGATTTCTAAAGGTTCCCAATCTGTGATGACGTATGCCGGGCCTGTGAAACGGCCATTCGTAGATGTAGTACTATCATCTTCTAACACTTCATAGCGTTTAATAGTGTAGCCAACGCTAACGCCTTGAAGCGTACCGGATTGGACTTTCTTGAATATGGCGTCGGATTGTTCATCTTCGTCAAAGCGTACTAACGCTTTACCTCGATTATCTTCAATCCACACCTTTTCGATGTGCCCCACGACCGCATCACGATCATGGTTAAATAGCACGGTGCCTAAGCCATCGTTAAATCTATCGAGATTGATACATTCTTCATCATGGCAAAGGATTTCATCGCCGAACCAACGGCCATATGGCGTTTCGGAGGAGAAGGAAAGTTCTACCGTCCGATTGTCGGAGTCGACTTGGTCAATCGTAGATTCACGGCAATAGTTACCATAAATGCTACGTTTTTCATTTTCGTCCATTGCTAGCCATCAGCTCCTTCCTGTGATTGTTGGACTTTATCGTCACTATCTGGGTCCATCAATGGTTGCAACTCACTGGAATAATCCAGCAACACCCCGAGCTCCTTGGCTCTATCCTGTTCGAGTTTCCGTTGTTCAAGAACTTCTTCCCAATCACGCCCAGATGCTGCGCACACATCCTCTAAGGTTGTAAGGCCGGATTTGATGGCTTCCTTATTGGCGGACACTTCCTTAACTGGGTCTATCCACGACCAACCTGGGGCGAGCCAAGATACTTCTTGGTACTTGTCCTTATTCGCCAAGTAGTCAGATGGTAGTTCACCAGCTAGGTACAATGCGTCAATAAAGGCTTTCCAAATCGGCATGCAAAAGTGTGCGATAACAAATGTTTGCCATTGTCGGAAGGTCTTTTGGTCCTCTAACAGATTTTGCCTTGCTGCTGAGAAGTTACCTGATATATTACGAGCCACGATATCCGCGCTCATTCCTAGACCGGAGGAAATTCTCCGTGTCTGAGTTGCCGAGTATTCACTCGCAGTCCCTGCATTACGCTTAGGGTCTGCGAACTCAATGGATTCACCAGGGCTAAGGTGTCTAATCATACCTGGTGCTAATGTCATGTTAGGACGCCCCTTACTATCCCGTGGTAGCATCGCCGTTTGACGTGCTGAATTTTGAGACGTGATGAACGCGCTATAACACGCTGATACACGGGCGGCGATTAAGTCCGCATCCATGTATTCGTCAATATCGTGGATGCGACGAAGGACTAATGCCAGGTGGCTCATCCCTCGAAGTTGCGAGGTACGAGTTGGCTTGAATAATAAGAACGCCTGGTTAGTAGTTAGCCGTAATGCGTCGAAACTGCGTAACCCCATTGGATCGCTTTGGTATACGTGATACGCAACTGGTCTCCCATATTCGTTAACCTCCACGCCGTTGATGATGTTATTCTTGCCATTTTGTAGGCTAACCGCGCCTATGTTCTCTGCCTCAATCAATTGAATTGATAACGGAAGGTACTCACCTTGCGCGGTTTTATTAACTAGAATTTCGCCATCGTAGAGCATCCGTCGTAGTGCGATAGCTTGCAATTCGTAAAAGTTAGTCATCCCTCGGACGTCCGCATTTTCTGCCTCAGTCCATTTTGCCCATGCTTTTTCGATTTTGTTGTTAAGGCTTGTATTTAACTTACCTTTACCACTTCTTACCTTTGCCTGTGGCTTAATCCCAACGCCAATAACGTTACGGATTAAGGCTGTTACTACAGACTCGGCTAAGTCGCTGTTCATTTCAGCTGCACGAGCTCGACCTCGAATAAGGTCACGCGCTCCAGTGGCCAACTGTTCGGCTGTACCATAAGCAGGTTGCCAGTCGCTACTCAATCGGTCCATTGACGCCGCATCATATTGGCGAATTGCCTCTCGTGCTGCGATACGATTAAGCGCCCTCTCAGGGCTAACCCAACCGATTACCTTATCTAAGATATTCATCGTCCACCCCATGTCACGTATGCATCACTCTGGAAGCCGTTTGCTTCCTCATGAACACGTTGCATTAACGTTTGTTCTCGTGCGTATAACACAGGAAGGTCAATCGATTTGAACCGCTTACCGCCAATTTGTAACTCAGAATATCCTTTTGTTTCGATATCCTCGATGACTTCACGGATACGGTCCAATTGTTCGTTTACATCGCTCATGGTTCACCTCCTTATCTAAACCAATGGTTCGTATTACCCATTCCTACACCGTAGTCGATAACCTCGGTTACGGAATTAGCTTCTTCATATTCTTCGGGTTCCGTTAAGTACTTCACCCCTGCAATGTCTGCGACTGCAGCATTGTATGTACATGTATCTAGCAAATGATTCGTAGGGTGCCCGGTAAGTGGTTTCCACTGTATCGTAACCTCACCCGTTTTCACGTTGCGGATTTCTTGTTTTTCTTCCGACCGAAGATGGTCAGTATATTCTTGAGGACAATCCTTGAATAGATGGATTGTACCGACCTCATCAGTTGGCCGTACCATCCGTGCAAATATGAAGTCCTTCCAGTAGTCCGTATTAAGGACGTACAATTTAAGGCCTCCGATAACACCCTTTTCAACGCTTGACATTGAATAAGGCGCCGTTAAGGTCTTATGATTGGATGAACCTTTTAACGGAATACATATTTCCGGGAACCTTGCACAGAATTGGTACACCTCGTCCGTTCTGAAGCCTGAGTCAATGCCCGCCTTCATCACTTGTCTAGGTTCGCCGTATTCTGTCGGATATTCCCTGTTGACTATGATCTCCTCTAGGTCGTCCCATGTACTGGCTTGGCCATAGTCGATGAGATAGGACTTCACGCCTGGCGCATAGGCCCTAACCTCCCACCAGAAGTGGTCAAGCTGTACGTCAACACTAGCGATAAGTAGCGTTGCCTTATCCGGTACTACGCCACGCTCATAGGTTGATTCCGTGAAATGTAGCGTTTGTGTGCTTTTCGTCTTAGCACTTCGCCAAGGTTCTGCTAGCCATGAATTGATAAAGTTCATAAGCTGGTCCGGGAAGTCTTTTGAAGTAAAGAACTCATACGCAACTTTCCCAAAGGCTATCCATGGAGAGTATAAGGACGATAAGTGGTAGCCAACCGAACGCACTCGACAATCAGGTTCATTTTCGGTTCGCCATTCTCCGTTACGAAGCATATCCATTTTGTGCTTATCGTGTATCGCTTTCTTACAATGCGCGCATTCATAATAGGCGGTGTCCCTGATGCGGTCCTTATTGCCTTTAGCCTCATCGGGCCATTTAATTTGCTTGAACACGAGCTTTTGATACTCACCACAGTGTGGGCACGGTACGTAGTACTCTTTCTGCGCATGAGCTTGCTTGAAAGCGGTCCAGATATTGCCATTCTCGACTGTTGGAGTTGATACCATCACGTGTTTGGCATCAACGAACGTTTTAGTACGTTCCGTTGCCAGCTTAATTGGATTGGCTTCCTTGCCGGAGAATACCGGGTACTTATCGACTTCATCGAAGAACACATATTTGATAGCCCTTGATGCAAGGCTCGATGGAGAGTTAGCGCCGGACAATACCATGTAGTTCCCTGTGTTGAAGTTGAGTTCTAGCTTTGAACTTGCGTTTTCGTTGTACATGTTGGCCAGAGGTTCTGTGTTCGTGATCATTGGCTGAACACGTTTTTCACTGTTGAACTTTGCCAGCATATCTGTTGGATATACCATCATGACAGGCGCCTTAGATTGATGCAGTGCGAACCCTATCATGTTGAGTTCAGCTTCTGTCTTACCTATCTGTGCACCAAAGCACAGTACAATCGATTCGATTAAATCGTTGTTGAGCATATCCATAGGCTCTCTTAGGTATGGAGTGCGGTGCGTGTGCCAGGGTCCGGGTTCTGCACTAGTGCTTGGGAGTACTCTGAACTTATCGGCCCATGTGGAAACGGTGTACCGCTCCGGAGGCTTGAATGCTTCGAGTTCTTGCGCCGTCCACGTAAACGATGTACTAGAATTGTGCGATGAATTGTAATGACATTGTTTTTTCGGATTCCTGGAATTTTTGGAACTAACTTTTCTTCGTTTTCGTGTAGGCGCCGTCGCGCGCGTAGCTTTCGAGGTACTCGTTGACACACTCATTCACCGTCCTCTCTACAATCACCCTTGTTTCTGCATCCGGAAATTCTTTGCTAACCGCTTTAGGTAACAGCCCAAGGGATGATTTCAATTCGTTAACGCGTCCAGTCCATTCACGAGTTACATCCTCGACTGCAATATACTGGCCTTCGAGAACTTCGTTCATTCGCTTTTCGCGTTTCGCTTTGGCTTCTTTGTAGTCCGCCTCAGCTTCAAGTTTTCTTTGAGCTGCGGATTTCGTTCCGTCCTTATCCTTGGACATGCCAAGCCATACAAGAACTTCGCGAACATTCCACCACCCCGTTGCCACCTTCGGCATCCCTGCACGATTGTGGCGTGATATCATTTCCGGACCGAGGTCCAAGATTTGGCATAGCACTTTTGTGGTGACAATGATCTCGCCATTGTCATCGAACTTGACTTTGGGTCTTTCCGTGGCCATTTTGGACCTCCTTCCGTAAATGTCTATTGGTATGGTACTTTCTACTTGAAAAAGTTTTTCACATGTGGACAAACATCGCGCGGAGGCGACCACCGGCGATTTTCCGTCGAGGAAGTACCTTTTTGTTTCAAAAATTTTAAAAATAATTTTAAATCTATTTAGGGTATTTCTTTTCTCGTTAAAGCTAACAAAAAGGACTACGCGGTTGTTCGTAGTCCTCAATGCTTCGCTTCATGTTTGGGCTACCGCCCAGGAGAGAAGTGTAAGTACATGAAAGGTATCACTATGAACTACACTACAGTGCGTGGACACGGCGCTCGTTTCCGTATCCACACCCATAAGGTAACACAAAGTGCAACTATCATTTCATATCATGTTTTAGAAATTTTCAAAAAGTTTGCAAAAAGACTTGACAGCCATCTTACGTATGCGGTAGACCTGTGGCTCGCTGTAATGCATCGCCTCAACGACGTCCTTCATACCAAGTCCAAAGTAGTAGCGATATTCAAGGAATGTACGATCACAATCGCTCGGCACTTGATGGATGATAGCCCATAGTTCATATCGTTCCCTTGATAGTCGCCTTGACTCTTCCAGCAAATCACGATACGCCGTCTTAAGATTTAGCTGTTGCTCGTCTGTGATAGGGTACTCACTTCGTGCTTCTTGCTCCAGACGTTGCAGATGCGCCTCGACGTCAGTTAGTCGCCTATGACTATCCATCAGCCTTTGCAGTTTACTTATTCCAGGATGTGCCCCCTTACTCGTACGTTTACCCATACGGTCACATCCTATCAATACTATCCTGTGTCATATGTAATCCATCCCTTCTACAATCTTGTACAGCTCATCGACTTCATCCTCTATCGCTTCCAAGGTATCCGTAGCTTCATCCCAACGCTCATCATGATACCAAGGATACGAATAGGTCTTATCATCGAAATGGTCATTACCGGCTTCCTTATATTCACGGATGACTTCTTCGCTTCGTACATACGCCTTCTCGTACTGTTCCTCCAAGTAGTTAACATATCGAACAGTGATTATGTATAAGTCATCCAGGTAATGCCCGTGGTCGTGTAGTAGTTTCTCGAAACTAGCACTGGTATGCATAGCTACTCACCTGTAATCCAACTCAAGAACACACCCGCCTTCGCTAGGTCCTGAACTTCTTTCGTTGGATCCTTACGACCCGCTCGAAGGGAATATTTCAATGCGTTACCCTTGCACCAACCTTTAAACTCTTCCGTCGTCAATACCGCACGAATGACGTCAACGCTCTCAACGGTTAGACCTAGCAAGGTGTAATGCGATGGATGATGTACCGCATCGTTCATTGTATCTGTAGGCTTACCGTCGGCTACTGATACCCCTGTTGAAGCCGTATCCGTTACTACTGGCTTAGGTTCAATCTTGCCGTACTGCTTAGCTTTATCCTCATCCGTTGCTACGGATACTGTTGGCTTTCCTTTAGGTTTAGGCTCGGTAGGTTTCACCTTAGACGGCATCTTATATTCATGTTTCAATGCTTCTCGACATTCCGGACAATTGACCGCAGGTCGACCTTTGCCAGTTTGTTCGAACTCCTTACCACATACCTTACAGATAGTCATCTTAGCCGATGGCTCTGGTGTAGTAGGTGGCGCTTCTGTCTTTTTAGTGTCTTTTACTGTCTCCGTTCTGTCTTTGCCTTTAATGACTCTCATGATATCGTTGAACCCTTCCTTACAGGTAGGGCACTCTTGCTCGTTACCTTTAGCCTTGAATAGGCTTCCGCAGGTCTTACAAATTCTGCTCATAGTTTAACCTTCCTTCTTGGTACATCGTAAATAGTATTCCCGCTCATCCATAACCATGAAATCGGTCACGTGAAATGCTCCTTGTATGCACTTATCAAAATTAACCATTCGTATTTCATCATTTCCATCAACCCTAAATGGATTTTTATAAACAGGTTGCCATGGAGTTTTAGCCAATTCTCTCGATATCGTGGAATATACTTGACGCCAAGTTATCGCAGATAGTCTAGCGCCATCATGAATAAGGCCTATCACATCTACACACGCACTTGATATCGGCATAACTAGCCAACCCTCAGGTTTGTATAATCCGACAGGGTTCATGTTTCCCTGCACATACGCTATTAGTTTCTTCATAGTGTTATCCTTTCACATATTTATCAATCCGCGCCTTCAATGACTGAAGGACATATTCTTGTGCTTCGTCTTTCTTCTCTAAGGCTTCCATCATATCCTCGTCCCGTGTACCTACGGATATAAGGTGATGGATGATTACCTTTTCATTTTGCCCTTGACGATGCAAACGCTTGTTCGCTTGTTGGTATAACTCAAGGCTCCAATTAAGCCCGAACCATATTACATGATTACCGCCGTCTTGTAAGTTAAGCCCATAGGCAGTTGATGCGGGATGTGCTAGTAGTACGTCAATCTTGCCGGCATTCCAATCGAACTCTTCATCAGCGCCTTTTAATTCACGTACACGCAGATCCGTTTTTGCTAGGGCTTCCTTCAACCTGGCACAGTCATGTTTGAAGTTATAAAACACTAACGCCGGCTTGCCGTGTAGCTGTTCGATAAGCTCCATGAAGGCTTCTATTTTACAATCATGGATTTCATGGACGTTACGCTCATCATCATACACGGCGCCGTTGGCCAACTGTTGAAGCTTGTTGGACAAAGCTGCCGCACTCATGGCAGTGATTTCCTCATCTGCTCCGAATACTTCAAGGACGGCGTCACGTTCCATGCTTTCATAGGCTTTCTTAGCTTTAGCATCTAACACCACAGGCACCGTATCGTACACAATTGGCGGTAGGTCTAAGTAATCGCTAGCCTTCATCGAGATACATAATGGCGCTATGGCTGACATAATCGCATCATCTGTATTCGCCTTTGGCTTGTAGCTGTAGATCACATCACGACCTCGTTGGTCCGGGTCAAAATAATGTTCCCTAAATGCGGTGTAGGTCTTACCTAATGTTTGGCCACGGTCTAATAAGTAGACCTGGGCCCATAGGTCAATCAACCCATTCGGCGATGGTGTGCCGGTTAATAGCACCATTCGGTTGATATGGTTGTACATATTCGATAAGTCCTTGAACCGTTTGGCACGATGAGATTTAAACGAACTCGATTCATCGACTACCACCATATCGAACGGCCAGGCGTTCTTATAGTAGCTCACTAGCCACGATACATTCTCGCGATTAATGATGTAGATATCCGCCGGTGTATTTAGCGCTTGTATGCGTTTCTTTAATGGGCCTAATACTGTGGATATCCTAAGAATACCAACGCCGTCCCATTTGGCCGCTTCACGTTGCCAGGTGGCTTCTGCCACTTTCTTAGGCGCTATGATAAGCACCTTCTTAACCTGGAAGTAGTTGTATTTCAACTGGTATATAGCGGATAACGTGATAATCGTCTTACCAAGACCCATATCTAGGAATAGGCCTAGCTTATTTTGTTTTACTACCCTATCGATACAATACTTTTGATAGGGGTGTGGATTAAATTTCACTATAGCCCTCCTAATCCTTAACCGTGCATCCGTATTTTGCCTTTTGCATCTTATGCCGAATCTTTCGCACATTTGTCATGATATATGACTGTACGACGGTATCATCATGATCCTTCGCTTTTTCGTACTTACTAAGAACTTTGTACAAGCTATACGATGGACACCGCCCATGACACCCAGGTGTACGCCTGGTACAGTTCTTACACGGAACTCTCGCCATGGATTCCACCTTCATTCGTTAGGTAATCCTTAACGGCTTCAGGGCCGTATAGGATGTAAACGGTCTGCAGTAAGCTCAATAGTTTCTTGCACTGCACATCCTGTAATTGACTTAATCGACCTCGTGTCGTTTTAAGTTCTACGAATTGAACGGTACCATCTGGCCATATCACAATCCGATCAGGCACACCGACGTTGCCAGGCGATACAAACTTATAGGCCTTACCGCCCAACTCTCTAACACCCCGAACCAATTTCTGTTCGACAAGTTTTTCAAGCATCTATCACACCTCCGATTTTGAGATTATCATTTACGCAAGGTAACAAAGTTACGCTTTTTTTCTTTACATATAGATACATACCCTATTTAACCCCGTTTAACCCCTATAACGTACTTAAATATATATATTTCTACTATATATATATATAAATGTTACCTTTATATATAATAAGTACTATAAATATAGATAAATACTAGGTTTGTTAGGGTAACATTCTAGGTAACATTCCGGTAACATTCGGGTAACATGGTAACATTCTCAGGTAACATTCTTTTTGAGAATATGGGGGTATTTTCAGGAATGTTACCTTCGAAAATTACATCAATCCGGGTATAATTGAGAATCCTCTTTGGGCTCCATAAGGCCCAAATTTTTTCATCGAATCAAACCTCATTAAGAATGGAATGTTGTCTAAAATTTGATTAAGCTCACGGCTATCAGACTTCTTCATCCAAGATAATGGACGTCCAAAACATTCGACCCATACTTCTGCAGCACATACCCTGTCACGGAATACTAGCACCTGTCCAGGTACCGCATGTGTGCCTGACATAAACATGTCACGTGCTTTAGGTGACATCGTGCTCCAGTTCTCAGGTACTTTCTGTTTCAAGAACTCAGCTACCACCCCTGCTTTAGCATTTCCTTCCATATGGCTTTCACGTGCTAAATTTGCAAGGCGAAGCACTTCCTCATTATCTTCAATAATTAAGCTTTCACCTTGGCGGTATCTAGCTTTGGCTTCCGCCCACAGCTGATCCACTTCGCCAGGTAAATTCTTAAATACGTTTTTCGTTGGTTTCTTTAAACCAAGTTGTATCGGCCAGAATCTGCGGTTGCCGGTGATGTCCTTTAAGAACTCGTGATGGTTAGTGGAACCAAAGAACACGCATTGGCGTGGATATTCTTCAGTACGGCGACCATAGGCCTTACGGAATACGTCGACCTGGCGTGATAAGAATTGCTTTGACGCATTTTCTTCCGCCTTAGAGTATCCGGCCATTTCACCGCCTTCAACTAACCAACTATTCTGGATGCTTTCAGCTGCTTCTTTACCATCGAATGTGTTAAGCCCATCAGCGTACCAATCCTTGCCCATGAGACGTATAAGGGATGATTTCCCTATCCCTTGGGCACCGACTAATACGGGCATCGTGTCATACTTACACCCAGGTTCGTAGGCACGTGCTACTGCAGCTACGAAGGCCTTACGACCTACCGCACGGGTATACACGTTATCTTCTGCGCCCAGGTAATCGATGAAGATTGTATCTAAGCGTTCCACACCGTCCCAGGTGAGACTATCTAAATAAGCGATCACTGGGTTGAATGCATTTTGTTTCGCTATCAGTAGCACGCTATCAAGGACTTTATCCTTACCGGTGATATCGAATCGGTTTTCTAGATACCATTGGATACCACTATCATCGGTGTCAGTCCATATGCGTTTACCGTGTTCCGATAGCGCCCATGGTAAGGCACCCATCGCCATATACCGACTACCGAACTTATCGTATGCGATACGTCCCTTGATGGCCGGGTCATGTGTTAATAGTTTAAGAATATTATCACGTGTCTTTTTAAGCCCTTGATTCTCGTTATATTTGAGGCCGGCGGACTTCATCCATTCAGTCTCGAGCATAGCGTTAGCGTCAAGATCGGTTACATCGGTAGCAGTAGAATTACTTATCGATTCTTGGAACACGTTCGTGGCTGACTCACGCGCACGTTCTTGCTGGATACTGATGGCCACCTCTGAGTCCTCAAAGGCTAGCTTACTCATCGCCAGGAACGATGGCATCTTATGAGGTGGTGTGCCGTCCTTGGCTGTCTCGTCAAGGTCATGGAACTTATGAAGTCGAACCAGGTCGAACGCGTTTACCAGTTGGCCACCGCACGGATCCGTATTGTGATGCGAGTATAAGAACTTATCGTCGTCGTAGATTATGGCACCGCCGATGGTCGAGCCTTCGACGTAAGTTAGGCGGTCATTAGAACCATCGACGTAAGCGTAGGCGTGAGGTAAAAAAGTATCGATTGCTTCTCGTATGCCATACTGCCGACAAAAGGCGCCTACGATACCATGCTTCGTTAACGGATCCTGTTGCTTCGTAAGAAGCTGCTTCACTCTAACCGATGTCTCAGAACCCGGTACCTGTGGCCATGACGCCACGTCTCGCCAGTCGGCGTACTCACCCAGGATGCCGTCAGCCGATAAGAACGGCTTATCCGCGTATTGGAACACATACTGTGCGTCACTAGAACATCCAGGCCAGTACATGAGCCTCGAGGCTTCGAACGTAGTCGAGTCCATCATACCGATGCCGATTAAGCTGGCCACCTTACGAGCGATAGGCTCGTACTCATCAGGTGTCATGGTGCGGTCGGTTGGGATGACTACACGTAACCGTGGACGGTGTGGCGTGTGTGAACGTGTACTGTACACGGCGTACGCCATGCCCAAGCTGTCCACTGTACGCACTACATTATCCGTTTGACCAGGCTCAATAGCGTCAAGGTCAAGGGTGATAAGGTCACGGCCTGTGACATTAATCGCCTTACGTTGGAGACCGATTAAGCTACCACCGACGAACCCGCCGATGTCCTTCAGTTTAGCCTGTGCGGACTTTGGAAGCTGATGATACTGCTCAACGGTTTCCGTAGTGCGTTGTGGTGTACGAAGTCGTTCGATGAACTCGGACCACATGAGCTCCGTTTGAATCCATTGTTTAGACGTGCGACTTTGGCCTACGCTAATTATTAGTTTTTTATCATTAATCATATGGCCAACGCCCTTTCTAATCCTTCATATAATAATCACTGGTGAATCCGGCGGCCGATAGGTGTAACCCTTCAGCCCAGGGAATCGGAGCCCCAAATAACGCGTTAACCTTATCAAGGGTTTTCTCCTTATCCTCGGAAGGGATTTCCATAACTGCTTCATCGTGGATGTGCATAGTAATTGGATACCCCGCTATCGTTAATCTTCTCAACGTAACAGCGAGGCAGTCTCGAGCTATGGCTTGGGTAATGTTTTCGACAAGTTTTCCACCGTATGTACTATCATCCATCCAGGCGTTGTTGAATTGCGCCTTGAAATGGACGGCGTCCTTACCGAATTGGTTTTCCTTGATGTACGCCCCTGGGTAGAATAGCTTCCGCCCACTTGGTAGCTCAATCGTCATGTATCGATAGCCGTATATCGGATCAATCTCTAAACGAAATATAATACCGTGGTCAAGGCCCATAGGGTTGCCGGTTGTTACGGTATACACCGCAGCGTTTTCTACCTGGTACCATAAATCACGAATACGTGGTGACGCCTCACGCCATAATCTGACAATGTCCGGAAGTTCCTCTTCCGTAAGCCCCATATCAAGGGCGCCCATAGCCTTTAATGCGTTGACGCCTCCTTGATAGCCAAGGGCTAATTCTGCGACCTTCCCCTTTTGTCGTAGGTGTCCGTTTTCGCCGTGTTTCACGACTGGAACGCCAAACATGGAGGATGCCGAGGCGCAGTATATATCGCCATCATGGGCGAATACTTGTTGACGCCACTGCTCTCCACTTAGCCAGGCGATAACCCTAGCTTCAATGGCGGAGAAGTCAGCCACACATAAGGTCTTACCCTCTGGGGCGATAATAGCCGTACGGATTAATTGTGAGAGCGTATCAGCTACATCACCATATAAGAGTTCGAGGCCTACACGATTACGATGTGTTACGAGAGAACGTGCGACATCAAGCGTTTCGATGTAGTTTCTTGGTAGGTTTTGAACTTGTATGAGCCGTCCGGCCCATCGCCCCGTACGATTGGCTCCGTAGAACTGTAACACGCCTCTGAGGCGATAATCTGACCCCCAGGACTCTTCCATCTTGACGTACTTTGATACAGAGGACTTGGCCAGTTTCTTACGTAACATAAGAACACGTTTAGCCACTTGATTAATATCACTCTTAAGAGCACCGTCAACTGTATCTTTTGTAAGGTTTGGAAGATTAGCCCCTGTATTGGTGTTAATCCAATTGAGGAGCGCTTGCGTAGAATTAGGATTGGCCAAGCGTGTGATTTCCTGAGCTTCCTTTGTAAGGATGTTCGTGTTTTCTTCATCAATACAAAGGGCTCCGAGGACGAGGTCATGGTCGATAAGTACACCACGATTATTGATTTCAATATCGATGTACCAATCGTTCCATGTCTCATCAGGTACAGGAAACGATGCGAGCCGTTTGTAACATTCCATTTCAGTGACTACGTCTTGTCTGTTATATTCGACATAGGTCTGCCACTTTTCAGGTTCATGGTGTGGCAGGTTACGAGTACGTCCGCCATTAGACTTGGTCGGGTTACAAGGAATACTAAAATATCGGATTAAAGCTTTACCGGCTTTATCCTTTAACTTATCTTGCGGTAGACCTAGGGCAACGCCTAATTTAGCAAGGCCCATAGGATACCCTAAATAGGCTCCGTGTATCATCGTGCAGTGCCATTGGCGTAATGGAGTAGTATATCCGGCCTTATTTAGACAGGTGATTTCAAATTGTGCGTTGTAGGCATGTTTAATCACGTCTGGATTCTGTAAGTCTGCAATCACCTCATCCGGTATTGTTTCACCTTGGGCTAGATCCACAACTTCAACCTGGCCAAAGTCATACGCGTATGCGAATAGGAGGATTGAAAAATCCTCCGCTTCGACATATTTGTAGACCCCCGCGTCTATATCGTTTGACGAGAATGTTTCAATATCAATGTTGAGATGGCGCATAATGGCCACCCATTACATTGGAAGGCCAGTAACAGGGTTAATAGCTTGCGTTGCTTCAGCGCCACCGAATACATTTGCTGCGCTACCTTGAGGAGCTCCGAATACGGATGCAGCGGATGCCGGTTGGCCCCCGCCAAGAGGTTCGCCGTCACGTACCTTTTGTACAGGGCCTAAACCGGCGGAGATACCAGAGGATTGGTTATTGTAGAAATAGAAGTTAACCAATACGTTGGCATACATGCCAGAGTATACTTGGCCAGGTTCAGTAAGTGGTTGACCTTGAAGGTCGACCACTTCTGGCTTGAATTTCATAGATTGAGACGCGTTGAATACGTAATGACCTTTACATTCAGGGCCGTATTCTTTACCACCAGGCGTGTAGCCATCGCCATCGTGGATTGGTGTTTTAGGTTGAGCCGGAACTTTGGCACCGTGTTTCACACGAGCATCGGCGATTGCAGCTTCAATAGCTTGAGTAATTGCTTGAACTTGTGCGGTGTCAGATTTAGGTACAAGGATCATAGCGCTATATTTGGCCTCACTAAAATTGTTAGGATTAGTGTATGGCTCTAATAAATGAACAAAGGATAAACGTACGTTTTTTAAAAGAACTTCTGTTGGTCTGCATTGAAATGCCATAATTAGTTACCTCCATTATTGGTATTAAATACTTGCGCCGCACTAGGTTGGTTCGTGATACGTGGACGCTTATCCGTATCAACTACAAGAGTAGGTTTGCCAGGATTCTTAACGACCTGGTCACCTACGAGCTCATTAAATTCTTTCTTACCGATGGCCTTTTCGATTTGAGCCAAGGTAAGAACCTTACGTTCATAGAGGATAGACTCATCTACCCCGCCATTGATAAGGGTTTGAATAGCGGTATCGCCATCTTGGAACGCTCTGGAGCCTCTGCCCTCTACTGCTTTCCAACCAGGCACCTCTGCACCGGCTAAGGATTCAGATAATGCGTATTCCTTGATGTCTTTGTACCAGGATTCGATGTCTTTGCCATGTTCCAGGTATGTACCTAGTTCTTCAAGGCTAATCAGACGAGGGTCTTGGTTCGTGAATACGTGCATAGCATCGAAATGCTCACATCGTGTTCTACATTGAGCCTTCGCCCTACAGAACCCACACCAGGCGCCAGCCTCAAATGTGTGGCCTTCCATTTCGTAGGCCTCTTTAGCCTTTGGTGCGACTACCTCCTCACCCCATTTACGGATGTCATCGGAGGACATTTCAAACTCTGAAATGTTGTTAACACGAGGCTGTACAATGGTCATCTTGATAGTATTGAACTTATACAAAAGGCTGTAATCGTGCATCGCACCAAGGGCGTATAACATCATTTGCGGGTTATGATCCGCATCAACTACAACACCTTTGCCGTGCTTATAATCGATGATGTGGAGCGTATCACCGGCTAATATGATGCAGTCCGCAGTACCAAAGCCTTCAGGTACATACTGGCTAAAGTCAACACACTTTTCGATGACGACTACAGGAGCGACCTTGTAACTTAACATGATGGACTTGATGTATTCGAGATACACGTCTGTAGTTTCGTCCATCTCAGGTGCCCATAACTCGTTCTTCTTGATTTTGTTATACGCCCTGGTGTAGGTACCTTTGGCCATTACCGTAGTATATTTTTTCAATTTCAATTCACATAGCTCATGTGCGAGGGTTCCTTCCTTTGCATACTCTGATGTAGTATCAGGGAAGGTCGCCTCTAAACGAGGCGCCCCTGTGCAATGTAACCACCTATGGGAACTTGACGCGCTTAATAGCGCATGGCTAGCCATTAGATTCGAGCCCCCATGTTGCGAAGGTCAACTACGAGATTAGGGAATTGATCCTTTGGAAGTTCAGGAAGGCTGGCCACTTTGTACTTTTGCATTAACCCAACGATTTCATTCGTACGGCCTGCATCCATTAATGGTTGCAATGCCACCTGAATTTCTTCCAACGTGTATTCCTTAACCGGTGCTACAGGCACGGCCGGTGTAGGAGGTGCCTGTTGAGGTTCTGGAGTAGTTGGTACCGACACGGATGTCGGTACCACAGGTGCTACTGTAGTAGGTTGAGCGACTGGAGCCACCTGCGGAGCTTGGACTGTGGCGGGTACCACAGGAGCTGTGGGCGGTTCTTCTGTCGTAGGTATATTACAGTAGCTGAGGAACAATTTAAGTTCTTCACAAAGGGATACATAGTTTTTTGCTTCAAAAGTGATTCTAATCATGAGGAAATCCTTTCTAGTTAATATTTAAATAATGCCGTTAACGTGTAGCAGCATGAGAACACAAATACCTAAGATGATGAATACAACTTGGCAAGCCCTAGTCACCCAGGTATCCATTTTATTAAGTCGCTCCGCAACAATCTTTTCGCGCTTAGCCTGTTCTCTTAGGGATTTTGATACCTCCCACGGACTAGGCGGAGCGGTTTTATGCGCTTCATGTGAAATCAACTGCTCTATAGAGGTATCTTTCACAATCCGTTTTCTTCTATTTTTCCGAGCCATTCACGTCACCTCTAAGATAATTGTTCTTTGGGCTTCGTAAGGCCTGGTTTATCAATAAATTCCATAAGCGTTGCACACATGGCCTCCGCGAACTTGTGCGGATTACAACTATGGTCGTGAGCGATAGCTACTACTGCGCTAGCAAGTAATGCAGCTAATACTGTTTCACTTCCTACCGTTGTGACACATTTGCAGGTGCAGGTACTCATATCCTCGGCTAAGGACATATCAGTGTTGAGCGTGAAGGGCTTGGTCTTGTTCATAGTGGCCTCCTAAATACGACGTTGAGCAGCAACTTCTTGCGTTAACTCATCCACTAAGCGTTCCAGCTTGCTGATACGGCTCTGTGCATCCTTAGCCTCAGCGATGTAATCAGAACCTTTACCTGTCTTAAATGCAAGATTAATGGTGAATTGGTTCTCACCACCACCTAATGTAGCGCCGAAACCTACCATGATACGTTCATTAGGTCTAGCGAATACACCAAGTGCTACGGCGTTGCTGTTACGATAATGGCCGTAAGAAATTGCGTAGCTTACCTTATCGTTTCGGTTGAAATCCAAAGGATGGAGCCCGGCCAAAGCTGCGCTAGATGCACCTAAACGGTTGACGCGTTGGTCTGTTGCGTTAATGCGGTTGTTAATTTCACCGGCCATGTTGTATTGGCGGTTTTCTAAATTCGTGATTCGTGATTCATGGTTAGCTGATGCGCCTTGAAGTGTGCTGATGTCAGATGTATTAGTACGCACCTTTGCACCTAACGTGTTGATTTCAGCGTAAGCTGCAAACAACTGGGAGCCGTTGACAGCATCCAAGCTGTCAGCTTCTACCCTGCCGGCAGAGACGTTCTGCAACTGTCTGTTATATTGCGCCACACCACCTGCGCCAGTGCGAGCTTTGGCGCCAAAGGATACGACTGCACCAGGTTGTTCGCCGGCGAAGATGTGACGAGTGCCGTTAAGGTCGACGCCATCAACCCCTACCGCATCATCGGTCACCGCGTTGGTGCCGATGGCCACTGCATTCGGTTTGTCGGCAATCGTATTATTCCCGAAAGCTACGGCATCAGTGGCTAATGATTTGGCATGCGTGCCGAACACCAACGTGCCCTGGCCATTGGCCTCTGAGTTTGAGCCAAATACTAACTGTTCTTTTTGGGAACCGATTCTGTTGTTATAGCCAACCACAGCGGACTGACCGCCGGCTACCGTGCCATTGTTAGCGCCAACCGCGACGGAGTTTTCTCCGGTCACATTGTTGGAACGGCCAAAGGCCACAGAGCTTTCACCGGATACGAACGCCCCATTACCGATGGCCACGCTGTCGTAACTAGCTGTTCGCGCCTGGTTACCGATAGCGATGGTGTATTCCACCAAGCTTTCAGCGTGAGAGCCGAAGGCGAAGGAGTTACGGCCGGATGCTTTTGCATCGTTACCCCCGGCGAAACCATTTTCGCCGGACACCGTGTTATTCGTACCAAAGGCGATGCCGTTTGGAGCAGATACTGTATTTTGAGTGCCCGCGATGAAGGCGGATGTAGCGTTTGTAGTTGTTGTATTATTCGTACCAATTACTAGGCTTGCATCACCATTAGCGGTGCCATTAGGGCCTAAGTTACTACCTTGTGCGAATACATTAACCGCTAGAGCGGAGATTGCGAGCGTGGAAACAATTACTTTCTTGTTCATAGTTCAAATACCTCGTATAATATAAGTGTCAAATTATTTTGATGTGGCCGTGTCAGTATTCCCAGTACTGATGCGGTCATTTTCTTTTGGACGTTTAAGAATATCAAAATCGGACGGATCGCCGATATCAACTTGTGAGTGAGCCCAGGAGTCATAGTCGAATCCAAATTTCTTAAGCTCGACTACCGCCTGCTTCCCGGAAGCGGAACGATCAATAATGCTATTCAATGCATTCCGTGCGGACTTCAGCTTACGAATCTCAATTTCGTAAGGTTTGGCCACTTCAAGGACTGCACGCCACTTTTGGCCCTTCTCGGAGTTAACATCGAGATTGTCATACCACCATTCGTGGAGTGGTTTGCACATACGCTTGACGAAGTTATCCGCATCGGGTACTAGCTTATTGGCTAGCGTGCCATAGCCAAGTTCTTCCAAACCTTGAGCGCCTTTACGTGCTTCGTGTAAGCCATTAATGACTTTGTGGAACGCTTCAGCAGCTGCTATACGCCCATCAGCCTTAAGGCTAATGTAGTGTGATTCGAGCGCTACGCTTTCCGCTTCTGTCTGTTCCAGAAGTCTAGCGTTGTACAGACTTCTAACAAAGGTCCGTACGTTGTTCTTTGTAGGGTTCTGCATAGGAACCTCCTTTCTGCTAAATTGCAAAATATACTACTAGGGCTCCGTACCAATTGGCCATCATTGCCCATGTGAGGATTGCCTCACTTAATACTGACTAAAATCAAATAATAATCCGATATCGATACTTAACTTATCGGCTAAGATAACCGCCTTACTAAATGACATCGATTTATTGGTGCCCTTGAGATGGCTGTATAGGGTTGCATAGTGCATCCCGCACATCTCAGCGACGTCTTGGATGGATAACTGCTTATCAGCTAGTACCTTCCGGAACGCATCAGACCGTATGCGGTATCCAAATCGATTACCCCATGTCTTTTGTTGAATCGAGCACTGGTCGAATAAGAAGTCTATTCGTTGGCCAAGTCCATTAGCGACTAACCTGGCTGTGCATATCCGTACAGGTAGATGCTTAGATATTTTGACCAATGTAGTCAAGCTGACTCCAATGGCATCGCCGAAACTACATAGCCCGTATGGTGTGTTATCATAGATCAGTTTCTTCAGGTCGAAACTGTTCTTGAGCCGCATCATTGGGATGACTGGTTTCCGCCTCATCGTTGTCTCCTTTTGAGCCGTCTGATTGTTTGACCTTGCTCGGCCACAATCCATAAAGCCACCCCTAATGCACATTGCACAAAATATTGAGTAAAGCCTATGCGGTCAATCTCGAGGCTACCAACGGAGCCCATGAGGATTAATCCGGCTACTAATTTAAGAAATGCATGCATTGTAAAATGCCTCCTTGATGTACTCTTCACTTCTCCCTGTTCGAGCCAGGTATGTTTCGAATCCGAACCGGTCAATGACGAAGGTTCGTTTCTTGCCTTTGCCATAACAATAGGCGAAGGCATTATAATGGTTGTTAGCGATGCCCTCTCTAACCGCGGTAAGGGTTAGGCCTAAAACGCTAGCCATTTGTTTTACGGTAATGGTTGGGTTCATAGTAGGATTAGCACCGTTGCAAAGTAGATGATGGCAACGACTAACGTTACAAAGGATAACAGTCCGAGTATTCGGTTAAACCAGAGGTCGTACTTGGCGGTTTTGGGTGTTACTTGGACAATAAGGTTTTCGACGGTATATTCATCTTTTTCAGTATTCATAGTTACCTCCTATACAGGGTCAATGCCCCAGTAATCATCTTCTTCAGATGGATCAACTCGTAAGTGTTCAAGAATTTTGGCGATTGTTCGTACAGATACCGGTCTACCTTTACACGCCGTAAGGATTGTGCATGGTGAAAGCCCCGTCATGGTTGCTAACTCTGACCGAGATACACCAAGTTCCTTCATCCGACGAGCGAGTGAATCTTGGTACAGGTACGTTACGCAGGATTTACGTTTATTCATAGTGACTGCCTCCTATACAACGCTAATATTCCGTAACGGTTTAACCGTAATTCGCTATAAAAAAATAATGTCATCATATGCCACATTGAACACCTCTTGAATCTTCTTGATGTGTGGCACATCCGGAAATGAACGCTTACGCTCCCAGTTCCCCCAGGTGTCAACTGATACGCCAACATGCATTGCTGCTGTTACCTGAGACCAATTTCTTGATGCCCTCAACATCTTCAACGTGTACTTCATAGGCTACCTCCTTTCTGATGTTTAGCTCCTGTTTACAGTTATCATTGTAGTACGGATAAACCGTAATGTCCATAAATTAATCATAAAATATTGTAAAATTTCCGTAAAATATTGATTTTTTTACGGAGTTATCGTAATATATAGGTATATTAATGATATTAATTTGAGAGGATTTCAACATGAGTGATTTAGGTAATAAGGCTATTATGGCTGAAAATATCCAACGCTTAATGGATAGTCGAGGCATAGACCGCAATAAAATCTGTGCTGACTTGGGCTTTAAATACACGACCTTTACAGATTGGGTTAAGGGTAACACATATCCTAGAATTGATAAAATAGAGATGATGGCGAATTATTTTGGGGTGCCTAAATCTCAATTAGTAGAGAAGTATGTTGAAGACGGATATTATTCTGATGCGGAAGCAGCCGAATTTGCGGAGTACCTACGTACACGTCCAGGTGCGCGCATGCTCTTTTCTGCCGCAAAAGATATTACTAAAGAGGAGATGGAAGAAACCGTCAAATACATAGAGTTTTTAAAATCTAAACATAAGTAATACACACAAGGGAGAGTGGTAGTATTGGTTATTAACCTTATCTATTGTGACCTACCAAATGCCAAAGCAGTTTCTGAGGAATCAGAGGATATAGATACTCATAATATCTATATTAATAAAAATCTCCCCCATGAACGCATGAGGGAAGAAATAAAGCATGAGCTGAGTCACATTATCCGTGATGACTTTTATGTGGATCATCACGTTAATTTAGTCGAGCGTATGGTTAGAATGTCCCAGATTGATGATGGTGACCTTGGCGGAATCGACTTTTATCATCACATTATTTAACTTCGGGAGGTTATTATAATGACTATTAAACGTATTTTGAGTGTAGTAATTATTCTTATAGCCGTCATTGGCATCGCACTATTCGCTCTATGGCCTAAGCCATCCATCGGGTTTAGAAATGAGTCGGTGCTTGGCCATACCGTAACGAACGTGGTTCTTGAGGACTGGACACTCACATCCGCCCAGGGCGGAGAGAACTCCACGCTTACTTTCCCTAATGGGAAGTCTGTACAAGCTCATTGGCAACTCGTACAGACCGTACCGCCTGCACACCGATTCGACATATTCCCTGAATCGTTCTTCTACCACACCATATATGTGGCTCCAGTTCAGCCGGAACTCGTTGATTATATCAATACTAATAAGCCTACAGTAACGTACTACCTCAACGGAGAGGCTAAACAGATTCAATTTAAATAAGAAGTAAGCCCCTATCCGATACCGCTCAGATAGGGGCTTAGTTATAGGAGGATATATTATGGCCATGAAGCGTGCCAACGGAACAGGATCCGTATACAAGATGAAACATAAGCCGTTACGCAAGCCATACCGCGCCGTCGTAACTACTGGCTACGATGAGAAAGGTAAGTGCAAACGTAAAACGATTGGCTATTATGCGAAGTCAAAAGAAGCCTGGGATGCCTTATCAGAATATGGTATATACCCAGAAAAATTTGAAACGAAAAAGGTATTGTTCAGTGAATGTTGGCGGTGGATGATTGCCGATAAGGAGCGTAAAGGAATCGATACGAAAAAAGGGGGCTATTCGACCGCACAAGCGAAGTTAACATCGATTTGGAATAAACCTATACAGGAGATTAAGCTCGTCCATCTGCAAGCGATAATCGACGAAAATAGCCATTTAAGTCGGTCGTCTATTGGTCTGATTGTCAAAGGTTTGAACGGTGCCTTTGAAGCAGCTATCAAGAATGATGTGATTATCAAGAATTATGCAGCGCTCCTTGAATTGAAACCGGCGGAGAAATCAAACATCCATAAGCCTTTCACAGAAGAAGAGATTCAAACAATTTGGAATCACTCAGACGAGGATATTGCGAAACTCTTATTAATGTATATCTACACCGGTATGCGCCCTATTGAACTACTATCCATTAAGATGGAAAACGTCCACCTGGATGAACGATATGTCATAGGTGGAGTTAAAACGAAAGCCGGCAAGGACAGAATCATACCTATTGCAGATTGTATTATGCCTTTTTACCGCGAAATTCACGCCCAGGCGGTCGCTTCTAAATCTGATACACTTATCCCTCCTGGGTACACCTCAAAGTATCTAGGAAAGCCAATAAAACGATTCTGCAAGGAAGTTGAAATATCTGACCACCTCCCGCATGACACTCGTCATACGTTCATCACCTTGGCCAGCAACTACGGAATAGATCGTTACATCTTGAAGTCAATAGTTGGCCACACACAAAGCAAAGATATCACTGCTGATGTGTATACGCATAAGACGATTGAGCAGTACATCGAGGAAGTAAATAAAATACCGTCATCATTTAGTTAAAGGTTGTGCAATGGTTGAGCAACGCACACAAATTTTAGATGATTTTAAAAGAAAAAGCACAGTACCTATGCGCATAAGTACTGTGCTTTCTGTATTTGTAGAACTGTATGTA